CATGAGGATAATCATATCCAAAGTTATTATTCTTAAGTTTCTTGATTTTTCCAACTTTATCACCTTTTGTGAAGATAGATGCTTCTGTACCGAATGAAGGAATAACAACTACCAATTCAGCACCAGATCCAGTTAAACCAGATCCAAGAATACCAGAAACTGCTTCAACATCAATGGTTGCAGTAGTATATCCTTTACCTGGAGAAGTAACTTCAACTTTCTGTATTTGACCAGGAATAGTTACACCATTATCATCAGTACCATCAGCAACAGTAATTTGTACTAAACCACCTTCACCATCTCCAGCAATAGGAACTCCAGTATAAACTCCAACTGCATATTCAGTACCTGGAGCATTAATTTGTACTCTTTCAATAATTCTTGTTGATACAATACCAGTAACAATAGGTAACTTGGTATAGAAACCACCACCATTAATAATTCTAATATCACTAATAGAACCAACTGCTTTTACAGAACTTGTACTATAAGATGCCTGATTTGTATCTGCAGCACCTTCAGGTTCATTTAATAGAGGGAATTTAAATATATCTGCACCAGTAGTAATAGTCTCACCAGCAGTAGAACTAATTTGGAATGTACCTTTATATGGAGAATTTACAACATCAAGATAACTACCAGGAACAACAGGTGAAGATGCACCAGTTCTTGATGGATCAAAGTAATAAGAAATATTAGTTACAACATCCTCATTAACTTTTAATTTAACAGAAGGTGTTGGTACTCCTTGACCAGTTACACCAGGAGTTCCAATCCTTTCAATAGAGTTGAAAGAATACTCCAATTTATACAAACTATCTTTAGCAAATGATAAGTTACCACCAACAAGTGAAGAATGACTCAAATCAAACAAATACTGATGTCCATAATACATCTTTAAAGTAGGAGACTTAACAAAAATGCTTACACTAGATGCACTAGGAGCAGGATCGGTTACAGCAGCTTGATTTAATTTGTATACAAATTCTAATGGACTTACAACTTGAGAAACTGGGAATGCACCATCATATTCATCATAAACAGTTGAACCAACAGTCTGTGATGGGTTACCATCAACATAGATCATATCAGCAGCATTTAAGTAATGACTTGTGGCAGTAATTACATAAACTTCATCGCTATTAGCAACTGCAGTTACTTGAAGACGTTTTGTAAGATTAGCAACTAAAGTAATCTTTAATACTCCAGTTAATCCAGTTATTTGAGTTGTTGTGTATGCTGCATTATATGTTATTTGACCAGAATTAAGATTGATTACTGATCCAACAATATATGGAGATCCACCAGCAACTTCGTCAATTCTAACTGAATAATCTATATCAGCATAAGGTTTGAAATAACCATAACTATCAAGATTTTGTCCACCACCAGCATTATAAGTACCATCTAAATTATAGTCATCTAAATCTATATCAAAAGTACCAGGAGTTGTGTTGTTTACTAATGGGAAAGTATATGCATTAATTTCATTAATATCATTTGGAATAGGTCCAACAATTTTATAAGCAGATTGCTCATTAAACTGTTCTGTACTTAATTTTCCTGTATTAAGATCATTTGACCATGCATTATTATTGATAGCAAGATATATTTTATTATTCTCTTTATCTGTTCTAATAATATAACCACTATTAACAAAAGCATCAGCATCTGTCTTCAATACTAATTTTGTACCAACAGTAAAATTATATGCCTGATTGATAGTTAATTCTTGTATATTATCAATCTTAACAGTATCAGTAACTTTGAAGAAATATCTATCTCTAACAACAGCAGATACTTTTAATTTTTGAGAACCTGGAGAAGGTACAGTTCCAGTTCTAGAACTCCAAACATCTTGAGTATATGTTAATGTCTCTGTATCTTGAGTCATTGATGTTGAAGAATCATCAAAGTCTAAAGACTGATATCCAGCATCACCAAGAGTATAGGAAACATTAGATATAGTTAATGTAGAACCAATTACAGGAGTTACAGCAGTTCTAGTCCATCCAATTTGAGTATTAGTTGTAAGTGCTTGTGTTCCAATTCTTGAAGCCTCGGCATTTTTATCAACCTTTAAACCCCAAGCATCATGATCAATATAATCATATCTGTTTAATGCATTAGTAAACCAAGCATCATCTACCCAATCATAAGCAAGAGGGAAGGTTGCTGTTGGTGGTAATGCCACCATATCAGAAGGAACAGTAGGAACTACTGCTCTATTTCTTAATCTCAAATGATCAAGATAGAACTGACCTTGCTTATTCTGATTAAAGTCTGCAGCAGTAGCACCCCAACCAACTTGGTTAGCAATATAAAGATCTTTACTTCCAAGTGAAGTACCAGATACAGTACCAGAAATTACATTTATACCATTAACATATGCTTTAAAATCATTACCACTCTTTGTTAATGCTATTGCTTGCCAACTATTAGAAGCAAACATTGTTGTTTGAGTAGACTCAACTGGTGTACCATTTCCAAGTTGTGTTGAACTATTAGTAACAGCTAACTGTAATTTACCAGATGAAATGTCATATCCCAACCATAATCCACCAGTAGCATCTTTAGATCCACCTATACCAACTAAAGTTTGTCCAGTTTGAGATAATGTTTGAGAATCTGTTGAACTTCTGTAAATAAAGAATTCTATTGTCCAATCATCACCTAATCTAGTACCTAATTGTGCTGAAGTTACCTTAAGGTAAGAATTAACCCATGTAGCATTAGAACCTGCAGGATTGTAACCATAAATCTTGGCACGATCATCTGCATATGTTATTGCATTGGTAGCACCAACAGAAGTTAATGTATAATGTTCTGTTGTATCTGTTTGTTCACCGCCATTAAAGTTGTATATAAATTCATTTCTATTCCATTGAGTCTGACCGAATAAATGAATATCACCAGATTCATCTACATCAAGTGTATGTACAGTAATACCTTCAATATTCTTTAAAGTGAAATTATTTGTTGTATGATTCTTAATCTTTCCATCATAACCAATCTTGACAGAATCTACAGTTTTATGAGTAGTTAAATTATCAGTTCTTGTGAATGCGACATTAAGATCACCAAATATATCAATTGCAGTAGAAGGTGCACATTGTACTTCTCTACCTGGAGCAACATAACGATAATTCCATATTAAATCACCTGTAGTATCAACTTTACCAACCCAGAAACTATCTCTAGTGACATTATCAGATTTAAGTCTACATGAAGCAGTAAGATAAATTTCATTAAATTCATCTATACACATAGAAGTATCCAAGAATGAATACAGAGTATTACTAATCTCTTTAACCCAATCAATAGTAATTGCATTAGTACCAAGACTTGCTTTACCAAATGCAACACTAACAGCAGTAGCATTTGCAGTTGCTGCTGTTTCCATTGTAAAGTAAATGTCTGTACCATTAACAATAACATCGGTAACTTTTTCAGATCCAGCTGCCGATGCTAATTTTCTCTTAACAGAGAAATTACCAGTAGTATCAATAGATGCGATAAAAGCATCATATGGATTAGCAGAGTTGGTGTTAGTATAACCACCAATAACATAACGAGTATCTGAATATTTTGTAATTGCAGTTACATAATCAGCACGAGTTGAACCAGAAATACCAGCATATGCTTTCTGGAAGTTTAAAGTTGCACTTAATCCGTTATCTGCTTGTGTATACTTACAAAGAATAATATCAGGATTATAAGCATTAAGTAAAGTACTATTTGGTCTATTATTACCAACTACCCAAATATCATTACCATCAACATAAATTCTTTCAAATTCTGCAGAAGTTCCACCACTAGTAAGTTCTAAAGTCTTTTGCCACTCTTTAACACCAGTAGCAGAGAGTTTAGCAACAAATGCTACAGTATTACCAGATGCATCTTTTGTCTTACCACAAGTAAAGATTTCTTTAGCAGTATTAACAAAAATATCATTAACTTTAACGTAATTGTTATTTGATATTTTAGAAACATAATAATCTGCTTTTTTATATACCTGTGGATGACTTAAAATAACACGAGGATTTGTTGTATATCCAGATCCAGAATTTAAAATATTAACAGTTTCAATAGCACCTACAGAACTAACAACTGCCTGTAAATCACCAGATGTTCCAACACCATCAATAGTAATTGTTGGAGGAATATCTTCATTATATCCAGATCCAGACTGATCAATAACAATTTCTTCAATACCTCTAAATTGACGAACAACGAATGTTTTATTCGTATTGTTCATAATAGGTGTATAAGTGATAAACACACTATCACCAGCAATCAAATTATGTGGTACAGAAGTCTGTAAAACACCGTAATTAGTACCAGCAATATTCTCAAAAGTATAAGAAGAAACAGTTTCACCTTTAATGCGAGAAATTGATGCAGAAACACCTGTGCCATCAGTACCAGAATTATCAAATGTTAATCTATCATTAACCTGATAGTTCTTACCAGAGTTTTCAACAGTAAATCCAGTTACTGATGCATCTTCAAATTTAGTAGTTGTTTCAACTTCGATATCAACTTTAGAGTCAAATTTAACTTTAGGGAAGTAATCAAATAACTGTAAAGGTGATTCTTCTAATAATTGTCTTGGATTAGCAGTCTCATCTGCATCTATAACACCATCACGGTTTTCATCTTCTACATCAAATAAAAGTATTTCTCCACCTTCTGTTGTTAAGGTATTTGTAGACTGGTTTGGTGTTCTAGAAACATCAATATCAACATTCTCATATGGATCTCTATATCGTACAACACCAGTAGGAATATTCTGCTGAATAGCAGAAGTACTTAAATTCCAAGTATCTACAACTGAATTATAACTAGGACCAATAACATATGGAAAAACTGGATTACCAGATGATGTAGCATCAACAGTTACGAAGTAGCAATATCTACCATCTGGGAATTGTGGTGTTTTACAGAAACGACCATTATATTGATCCAATTCACCCAATCCAAATGAATATTCATAATCTTCAATGAAATTACCTGCAGCTTCCTCATTTAACAAAGGTCCAGCAGTTCTAACAGGATAAGGATTAGTTGTTGCATCATATATCAATTCAGTCTTTATTCTATATGATGAATTAAGTCTAGTAATAGTAGATGTCTGATCAGTAGGATCATTATATCCATAAGGTCCATAAATTGGATTACCATCAAATGCCCAACCAATAATGGGTGAGTGTACTAATTGATCTTCTTTTTCTTGAATATTTCCAGCAGTCTGTTCAAATAGGTTATCTCCAAGAATATAACGCATTCTTTGAGGATTGGATAAGTGAGCATACTCACCACCATATTCATTGTTATATCCTTCAAATACAGCACCTTTAGCAGCATCAAAGGTTGATTGTGTTTGAAGGTTGTAAGTCCATTGGAATACAGATGGTGTAAAGGTTGCATCTTGACCAACGGAAGTCAAATTAATTATCGTACTACCCTGAATATAGTTAATACCTTTGTTGACGATAGTAATTCCAGTAACTCTACCAGCATTTTCACCATCAGTATCAATAGTTGCTCTTGCAATAGCACCAAAACCAACACCTTGAATAGAAACTGTAGGTGCAGTAGTATATCCAGATCCAGCAGAAATAATAGCAATTGATATAATTCTTCCATTATTAACGATTGCTTGTGCAACAGCACCTGAACCAGAACTTAAAGATACTGTAGGAGTAGATGTATATGAAGCACCACCATTACTTACACTAATTGATTTAATAGGTCCACGAACAGAAGCAGTTCCTGCTGCACCTGTTCCACCACCACCTACAATAGTAATTTGAGGTTGTGATGTATATCCAGAACCTCCAGCATTGATTAGAATACGTGAAACAACACCTTTGGTTATAATGGCAGTTGCAGCACCACCAGACCCTCCTCCACCGACTATAGACACCAATGGTGAGGATGTATAACCACTTCCACCATCAGTAACGGTAATTTCACTAATAGCACCATCAACGGTTACTGCAGCAGTCGCTCCAGACCCTCCACCACCAGATATTGTAATAGCAGGAGGAGATGCTGCATCATAACCAGAACCAGCAGATTTAATAGCAACTGCAGTTACAGCACCAAATGTTTTAGTTGTTTTTGACTTATAAGACCAAATAGAAACACCATTTACCCAAGTACCGACAGGACCAGCATTAATTAAGTTCTTTGTTGAAATTGTAGTTGGTACTTTAGGGAATCTATTTAATTTACGTTGGTTTCCTGGAAGAAGTGCCGATCCTGGAAAAGGTCCGATTTTATAGTTGGGGATACCAGTGGAAGCAACATAAGTGTAACTATCATTAAAGAAAGTATTTTGTACATTGGTAGTATAGGGACCAATAGCATTAAAAACAGCAGAATTGTCAGATTTACCCTTATTAAGGTCAATAGATACAAGAATATTACCCTGTGGGATAACAGTAGCAGGTTGAGGTAGATTGTATTGGAAAACTACATCAGTATCCCTAGATGTTACCAAAAATGTTCCGTTATAGATTATTGGGTTAGCACCATAAATGGTTACCTGATCTCCAACCAACAAACCATGTGGATTAGCACAAGTAACAGTAGCAGACTGATCATTTACACCACCATAAGTGATACTTGTGACTGATATTAACTTTTTAACATTATACAACCAAGTTGTAAGTTCAGAACCTTCTCCTGTACCACCTAACTTTGAAACTGTTAATTTATCTTCTGGAAGATAATAAGATCCAGTATCTGTCAAAGTTGTTTGTTGTGCATCAACAATACCAACGATATTCATTACAACTTCTTGTAATGTACCCTTATTTAAATAAACCTTAAAATTAGATCTTATTTGAGTAGCAGAATCCCAATCTTCTACAGTTCCATTGACAGAACGAGTACATTCAATGAACTGGTTAAGTGATTTTTCCTTATATTGTACAACTTCTGTAGTAGTACCCGAACCAATAACAAACTCACCGTTCCTTTCTGGCCAACCAATAGTAGAGTCAACCGTAATGATTGAGTCGGTTGTACTCAATGGTTCTGCAAGATTAGTCTTATAAGGTACGGTAAACGTCCCAGAAATAGTTTCTTCTGAAAGAACTAATTCAAAAATCTCAACTTCTGAAGTTTTAATCGAAATATAGTTTTCTACTAAAGCACTTGCTGATTTTACATTAGCATCTGCAATATCTTCATCCTGAACTAACAAAGCATCTTTAATGTTTGTTGGATCACCACTAACTAATGTGGCCCGAAGAATAGTATCAATAGACCAAGTAGCATCAGATGGTTTAATAATCTGATCTTTTGGATATGAAATACTTACTGTTTCACCATATAGAAGTTTAAACAAATAAGCAATACTATAAGAAGTTCCTTTAGATGAATAGAAATCCTTAATTGTCTTAATAGAAGTTCTAACATCAATTTTAGAATAATCTAGACTTGGAACATCAGGAAGGAATTGTTCTGTATATTTGTCTAAAAGTCTCTTAACAAATAAAGCATCTAAACACTTAACAGGAGTATTAACTATTGCTGCAGATGCAGTAGTGTCATTTGAGAATACAGCATTACCATCTTCAGTATATTCAATAATACCACTTGCTGCTCTAGAACATCCTTCAAATTTTGCTTTATTATACCCACTACCTGCCTGATTTACTGTAAAACCAGTAACTTCATTCAGTCCAATCTCACCAGATGCTTCAGCAGCAGGAGGAGCCTGAATAACAATTTCTGGAGGTTCAGATGAACTATATCCAGTACCAAAATCACTGATATTAATATCAATGATTTTTCCATTGAAAATTGATGCACTAGCAATAGCACCACTACCACCAGCATAGGCACCAGTACCATCTACTCTCTTATCTACAACATAAACTGAAAAGTTCAATATTAATAACACGACCATCACCATCAACTGTTGTTTGAAGAACTTGAGCACCAACTGGATCAATAACTGCTATTCTAGGAATACTTGTATAACCTTGACCAGCATTTAATATAGTAATTGCAGTAACTTTTCCATTAGTTACAGTTGCCTGTAATGATGCTTTAACGGGATTTGAACCTGTAGGTTCATCAACATAAATTTCAGGAACTGTAGTATATCCAAATCCACCATCTGTAACTGAAATAGTTCCTGTTACTTGTCCATTAGTTATCGTTGCAGCACCCAGTTTAGCACCTCCAGGCTGCCTAAAAGTGATTCTAGGTGTGAATGTATATCCACTACCAGAATTGGTAATTTCTAGTCCACTTACAGCACCATCAGTAACAGTTGCTGTAATAGTCGCAGCACTAGATCCTGTCTTTGTTGGAGTCTGTACTTGAACAACTGGTGGGTTAGTAGAACTATATCCTCTACCACCATCTAGTAGTTGTACACTCTTAAGACCATTAACTAGAGCACTTGCAGCAGCACCACTACCTACTGGAGAATTAAACGATACTTTAGGAGGATATTCAAATTTATAATTTGCTCCATTAAGACTAGTTGAAATTCCAGTAAGAGTACCAGTATCACTAATACGAGAATATCCAACAGCACCAGTACCAAAAGAAGGAATTGGTGCTTCAATAGCAAATAATGATAAGAACCTACCGTTTAATGGTGCATCTTTAAAGATAAAATACTTACCATCTGTCCAGAAATCTACTTTAGGTACTAATAAACGATTATCATAAACAGCAATAATATATTCTTCTGCAGCAGGGTCATATACCACTCCATTTCTAGTAAGAGTGAACTGTTTTTTACTTTCACCAAAAGAATTGGATAAGTTATCGAGTGCAACAATATCATTCTCGATAAAACCACTTAAAAATGTAATATAAGTCTGACTTACATCATCTGAAGGAATTCGAGCTCTAGGAGCACTTGCAAATACAATATTTGTTCCACTTACACTATAATCTACACCAGGAATCTGAACTTTACCATAAAGACTGACAATCAGATGCTGTGGAGTAATAGGAGCAATAGGATTGTCTTGTGATGTTAAAGGAAACTGTGTTTTTGTACCATCAAAACTAAGTAGAGGACTAGCAAGTCCAGTCCACTTTAATTTAACTTGGTCATAAGAAATACCTGGACTTAATGCAACGTTAGGTGCTGCAGTTGTTTTTTCATAATATATTACTTCATCACCAATTAAAACTGAACCATTTTCTGTTAGAAACTCATCTACACTTTCTACAACTATAGTATCTTGCTGATTATCAATTTCTTCTACAACTTTTGTCGCACCATCTAAAATTCCAATATCTAGTTTATCAATATCCAGATATTGAAGGAAATTATTAATTACATTTTGTCCTAAACCAGTCTTTTCTTGCGATTTATAGTAATATTCTATAAATCGATTAAATAACGGATAATCCGACCCAATAAAATCGGGAGTCTGTGCCGAGACTGCCTGTGAAACCTTATTAATATTTGCCATCTAGCTTTAGAAACAAGTCGATGTGTTTAGCGTACCAGAGTTGTCAATCGTTGGAACTTCGACCAGAGTAGGAGTTTGATTGAATGTGCTTGGTGTCAAACTATTTAGAGGGATTGTGCTAGGTGGCACTGTTCCAATTGGAGATACTGTAATTTCTGGATTAACGATATTAATAACAGTTCCTGGAGTTGTCGCAGGAATGGTTCCATTATTAGATGGTATAAACAGAACTGGAATCTGTAAAGTAGTTGGTAATAGATTTATATCTATAACACTACCAACTCCACTAACAGCATCAGTAATAGTTAGATTGGTTGAATTAGGTACATTACTTCCTGCACCAATGATATTAACAGGTCCAAAACAGATTTCTCCTGTATCATAATTTACTGATCCTGCAGCAGTATTAGTATAAACTTTCTTATTTCCTGTATTATAGAAAGTTCTTAAATTGCCAAATCCATCATCTTCAAAATACTGATCTATACCAGGTCTGTCAAATGTTCTAAAGTTTCCAGATAAGAGAATTGGTTCTTTCTTACAAACAGTACCGTCAGTATTACTAGGAGCACTATTATACAATGCACCACCAGTAGAAACACAATAAGTATTAGTTTGATTTGTCGCTGGATTGATATACTTCAAAATAGTTGTTTGAAGAGAAATATCACTAATACACTTATTAGCAAGAGTAATTGCTTTCTCAAAACTTTGACTTCTAAACGTTGAATTAAAGTTGTTAATTTGGGTTTGAGATGCCCATTGACTAATAGCAGTATTAATATCAGATTTAATTTGGGATGTAGTAGATCCACACCCAGTATCATATAATGCAAATACTTTACTATAGATGTAGATATTATCAGGATCTATAACTACGGGATCAATTGATGCCATAGCATAACTTCTTAATTTTGCTGCTATATCCTTTTTGGTTTGATCATTTAGAAGCGAACCAGTTCGGGTCTTAACTGCGATGTATACTTTACCATAAACAGGAGGAGTAAGAGAATCCCCACCGTAGGCAACAACACTTTCGGCATTATTGTAAATATTTTTTGTTATAATTGAATAATCTTGTGCGGTAACTGCCCTATATTGAGCAGAATAGTATCTAGGAGCATTATACTTAATAGATTCAATAGTTTCAGCAGCAGCACCCAATTGTGACTTCTGCTTGGTTGTAATGATTAAATCAGTAGCATTATAAGCAATACCTAAATTATCTCGTAATGTGCCAATAAATCCAAAAGCAGTAACTTCATTTGCGTCTGCACCAGAAGTTACCAAATATTCGAGAAGAATAACTTCTCCATCTTTAACCTTTCTTCCAACACTATCATCACCAAATCTTACTTCATAGCGTTGATCTTCTCCTTCAGAAAGGAAAAATGCTCTACTAGTTGCTGTTAGACTAGTTGTTGTATCAACTCTATTATAAATGTCAGATGAAGTAGCAGATTCGTTTGCTTTCACTCTTACTGACAATGTAGTTATATCAGCGTCTTCAGAAGGAATTTTATATGTCTGTTTTTGGAAAGTAGTTACATTATAAGAAAAAGTGACAATCGATCCTTCTTGAACCATAAGATTGTCGAATATAGCAATACCAGTAGTTGCACTTACTGTAGTAGTGGTATCTGCTAAAACATTCCAAATAAAATTACCACCAGTAGCAACTGTACCTTTACTTAAGGTAATGCTACTAGGATATGCACCATTTGTTTGTTTTGTCTGCACTTCTAAATGTAAACATGCTTTAGAAGCACTTATAGAACGAGGAACATAGTTTAAAAGTTTTGCAATATTACAAACATTGTCTCTTACAGTAGAAGACGGTAAAAATGCTTCATTTAATGCCATATTAGCGTTAAATGAGGTATAATACGTATTATATGCTAAAGTATCGATCAAATACGATAAAGTAGACCCATCAAAGTCATAATCGGTAAATTCGCTTCTTGTTCGCAAATATGACTTGATAGATGCTTTTACATCATCAAAATCTAATGCTGTTAAATTATTCGGTTGCATTATTCGGGTCTCTGTAAGACAAAGTTAATAGTTTCAACTATAGGTTGACCAATAATTCTATATTGGACGGTAACTGCTATTTTATTACCTTCATATATCGGTACAGTCTTAACACCAGTTAATTGTACTCTAGGTTCATACTGTTCAATTGTATTTATTATCTCACCTTCAACTGCATCACATGTAAAAGCATCTAATTGCTCAAAAAGCATAGCATTTACTCTACATCCCTTATCCATTTGAAAGGGTCTTTCTCCATTAGTAGTTAAAACTAAATTTTTAATTGCTTGTTTAATTGCATTATCATTTTTCACTACACCCATATCATTGGTGAAGCGATTCATTCCCATACCAATAGATACGTCCTTAAACGAACGTGATACTGAAATATCCTTGGGATTGAGTTCCTTTAGTGCCATTAAACTTTATAGAAGGTGTATTTCAAAAACAGTTCTTCATTAGCATCAATTGGTTTAATCACTTTTATATAATATTTCATTCCGTCTCTATATTTTTCACAATTTGGTAGTTCACTATGATTCAGAAAACCACCTAACGGTGTCCTATACAGTTCTTTCCCATTAATTATATGAGAAATACCCAATTCAGTACCAACTTTCAGAGATTTCCTTGTGAAAACTCCTTGACCAGCAATCGGACTGTCCCCAATGAACAATCCATCTGGTAATGCCCTATAAGTCACAATACATTACGAATCTTTTATTATTTATCGTT